TGAGTATAGATAGTTCAAAGATACGAAAGACTCAAAGAACCGGAAGAATTATTCGGTTTGAAGAAGGTAAAACTGCAGAATTATTTACTTTAGTAATTCGTGGTACACAAGAATGACGATGGTTTCAAAATTCAAATACTTCTAAGAATGCTATTGTTCTTAGTGAAGATCAATTAAAATTAGTATTAAGTGGAGAAGAATTGATTACTAGACAACGTGATCAGTTTGAAGACACTGAGTTTAGATTTTAACATTGTAAACGATGAAAGGCACTTAAAATGTAAAAACATCGGTGGTTAAATAAATCTTTTAGTTTATTTAATCTTGGAATTAAAAACAATTTTAAATCTAATGGCAACTTATAATCTAACTGCAGATGAGTTGCTATTAATTTATTTAACTTTTTTAGCAAGAGATGAGGAAGGACATCCAGAGTTTTTTGCACAATGATTTAAAAATGGAGGACAGGATCGATTAAGGGATTTATTTAACTCTCTTAAGGACAAAAAACTTATACATAAAGATTATAGTCCAACTGTCTATAATCCAAATGAAATTGAGTTTAATAAATCGTTTTTAAAATCATGAACTAAAAATTCTGGACAAATGGGAAAGGAGCTTTTCGAAGCATATCCTCCATTTATTAATATTAACGGAAAGTTTGCACCGCTGCGAGATATTTCCAAAAGATTTGCATCTTTAGATGATTTCTTTTTCTTTTATGGAGTTCAAATAGGAAATAATCCTGAAAAGCATCAAGAAGTTCTTGAGGTTTTAAATTGGGCCAAAGAAAACGGCCATATAAATTTTGGTATTACGAATTTTGTTATTTCTCACCAATGGGAAGCATTAAAACTCTTGAAAGAGAATCCTGAGATAGCACCTATTAGTCAAAATAGTATCTATATCGATGAGTAATAATGTTTCAGAATTATTCAGTGCTATAAATGCGGGAAGACTAGGAAAAAATAAAGGAATATCTACAGGAATTCCTAAACTAGATTCTTATATTGGTGGATTACAAAAGAAAACTTATTATCTAATATTTTCTGATTCTGGGGGAGGAAAAACTGCTATTTCTCTATATATGTTATATAGGTGTTTAGTTGACGACCCTAACAGAAAAATTAAAATTGCATATTTTTCACTCGAAATGTCTTCTAATAAGTTATTAGCTAAGTTACTTGGATTATATTTATATGAAAAATATAATGTTATAATCTCATATAAGAAGCTAATGTCTTGAGAAGAACCCCTGTCTGATGAATATTACCAATATGTTTTAAAAGGAAAATCTTGATTGGAAGAAATTTCTAAAAAGCTTATAATATATGATAAGTCTTTAAATCGAGATTCTTTCTATAGAACTATGATGGAATTATTAGAAGAATCTGGAGAATTTCTTGAATCTGAGGATGGTAAAAGAAGATTCTATAAACCACATGATCCTGAATTAATGATTCTTGGAGTAGTGGATCATCTTGCTTTGTGTTCTCCAAAGACTGGAGAAACTAAAAAGAGTGAAATGGATGCTATTTCTGCATATGCAGTTAATCTAAGAGAAAGATGTGGTGTTTCATGGTTTATTCTTCAGCAAGCTAATAGGGGAACTACTGATATGGACAGAAGAAAAGCTGAATTGTACGAACCATCTAGACAAGATCTGAAAGATACAGAGTGTCCGTATAATGATTCTGATGTTTGTATCGGAATATTTAATCCAGTGAAACTAAAGCTAAAAACAACCAGAGGATATACAATTATTGTAGACCCACCAGAAAATAATTTTTATGGACTGAGAGATAGATATCGTGGATTATGTCTTATTAAAAATAGAGATGGAGATCCTGATAGATATATCCCCATGAATTTCTTTGGAGAAATAGGTTATTGAAAACAACTACCTAAAGCAGAAGAAATTACGGATTATTCCTTATATTTGAGTTTAAATCCTAACACGCAAATCAAAGATGATGTTCCACAAAATGAACAGAAGAAAGAATTAATATATAATTTTTAACATGGCAATAGAACTTCCTACTTCTATAATCCCTGCAGAATTAGAAGATCCAAAAAATCTTATTATATTTTCTAAGCCAAAACAAGGAAAGTCAACAGCTTTAGCTGCATTGCCTAATGCACTATGTATTGACCTAGAAGACGGTGGATATGATTATATCGACGCTGTTAAGATTAAGGCAAATTCTGTACAGGATTTAAAGGAAATCTGTAAGGCTATTAAAGAAGCTAATTATCCATATCAGTTTATAGTCTTAGACACTATTACTGCCCTAGAGGAAATGGTAAAACCCTTGGCTCTTAAGTTATATCAAGACACTGTTGCTGGAAGTAAATTTACTGGTAAGAATGTCCTTGATGCACCTATGGGAGCTGGATATACTAAAGTAAGAGAAGCAATGGAAATGGTTATTAATATGGTTTCCAAATGTGCTCCTAATATTATATTAGTATGCCATACAAAAGATTCTGCAATTTCAGATTCTGATGTTACTATCAAGGGAATCGATCTAGCTGGTAAAACTGGTAGAGTACTTTCTTCAAGAAGTGATGCTATTGGTTTCTTGTACCGTGACGATGAGTCTAATACAATATTATCTTTTAATACTGGAGATAAATTTGTAGAATGCGGAGCAAGACCAAAGAATCTAAGAAATAAAGACATTAAACTTGGAGAAATGAAAGAAGATGGAGAATTAGAGTTCCACTGGGAACGAATTTATCCTAGTCTTGCAAAATAATTAAAAGATGTTTAGTATTCAATTTGATTTTGACCCAGGAACCTCTGAGATAACAAATCTTAGAGTGGTTAAAGTCGGAGAACAAGTAGATGATGCTATTGTAACCTTAGCTGACAACAAATTAGTTCTGTCTAAATCGGCACAACTTCTTCTTGGAGTTATACCAAATGATAGAATAACTGTGTCATACTATACTGTTAGCCCAGAAGAAACATTTCCTGTAATTGGAAAATCTGAATTATTTACAGATAGTAATGGTGGAAATAGATTAACGAAATCTAATACCGTATCATTTAGAGGTACACAGAGAGAAATTCTGTTAGAATACGGCAAGTCCTTCAAGTTAGAGCCTTTTAAAAGTTATTTTAAAATGGTAAAACTAGAAGAAGAGTCAGATAATGACAATCTTGGAGACGAAGAACTTGATCTCGAAAATTTGAAATAAAAGATCTTAGATTATTAAAAAATTATTATATGAATTTTGATTTTAGTGGTGCCGTAAAGGCAAAAGAAAGTGGAAATTTTCTGTCAGCAGGAATTAAAGATGCAACTTTTCAGGGAGTAGAATTAAGTAAGGTTACTAGTCAAAAGACACAAGAGGTATTTCTAACTCTTGCTCTTAAATTAGATATTGATGGTTACGGAGAATATACACAAAACTTCTTTGAACCTCAGTCTGATGAAAGACCCGAAATGCAATGGGGAAAGACTGCATCTCCTCTCGATCATTTTCTTATTACTGTTAGAGAAATTCTCGAAGCAGTAGACCCTCAAATTATTAAAGATATTGATGAAGGTAAAATTAAACTTACCGGAACCTTTACTCAAGTAGTAAATACTGTTAAAAAGTTAACCGCTCCTTCCATTGGAACTAGAGTACAGGTTAAGCTTATTCCTCAAAATAATGGCTTTGTGTCAATGCCTTCATTTCCAGCCAGAATTACCAAAAACGGTGATCTTGGAATTGCCACAAGAATTATTGGTCATGATTTAACTATGACTGATCGGGAACTTAAGAGAATTAAAGCTGCAAAAGAAGCAACTCCAACAAATATGGCCTCTAAAGTAAATGTTGCAAATGTTTTATCCGATATGGATGAGACCATTAATGAAGATAATTCTGATGATACCGATCTGCCATTCTAGTGGAAATTACTTTGGAACCCATAAGAGTCACCAAAGAGATGATTCTTCAGAGGGTTTCCGAAGAACAATTAATGGAACATTATCTTGGAATTCCTGTAAGAAAGGGGCTCTTCGTGAGCCCCTTAAGACAGGATAAAAATCCTACTTGTGCTTTTTATAGAAATAAAAATGGTGATTTAATATTTAAAGATTTTTCCGGAGCATTTTGTGGAAATTTTATTTCTGTTGTAATGGAAAAATTTCAATGTTCTTTTGCTAAAGCTTTACAAATAATCGGAAACGATTTTGGTATAATACATCAAAAGAATCTAAAAGTTAATACTCCAAAACTTGCTTATACAGGTAGTGTATTAAAAGAACATAAATCTGCCATTATTCAAGTTGAAGTTAGAGACTTTCAAGATTATGAATTAGCTTGATGGAAATCCTATGGAATAAGTAAAGAAACATTGCAAAGATTTAATGTTTATTCTTGTAAAAATATTTTTCTAAATGGAAATTTATTCCATCTTGAAAGTGCCAATCAACATATTTATGGTTACTATGGTGGAATAAAGGAGGGAATTGAGCAATGAAGAATATATTTCCCAGGCAAAAAGAAGTTTAAATTTTTATCAAACTGAAGCTCTATAAAAATTCAGGGAGCTGCCCAACTTCCTAAAGATGGAGGCAAATATTTAGTTATTACAAAGTCCTTAAAGGACTGCATGACATTATATGAACTTGGAATTACAGCTATAGCTCCAAATTCAGAAAATATATTTATAACAGAAAGTCAATATCAAAAACTTAAAACTAAATTTGAAAATATATTAGTTGTATATGATAATGACTTGGCTGGTATAAAGGGTTTAAAGAAAATAAAATCTACTTTTCCAGATATAAAGGTTGCATTTATTCCACGAAAATTTAATGCGAAAGATATTTCAGACTTTAGAAAGAAGTATGGAAAGTCTGAAACTGAAAAGTTAATTAATTCAGCTAAGGAATATTACTTCAATGAAAAAACAACGTAAAAATAAACGATCTGGGTCTTATAATAGAAATAGAGGACACCGAGCTGAACAAAAAATCGTAAACGAACTTAAAGATTTAGGTTTTGATGGAGTTGTTTCATCTAGAAGTGAAAGTAAATCAACTGATGATAATAAAGTAGACATAATTGATAAGAATAATAAATTGCCCTGTTATATTCAAATAAAACATACTTTACAAACTCCTCAATATTTTAGTATTAGAGAGGAGTCTACTGTGCCAAATGAAGAGTTTTGCATTATTTGGGATAAACAAAAGAAATGTGAAACTAATATAGTAACAGTTGGTTCCGCTGTAATAATGGATAAACAATTATTTTATAAGTTAATCAAACCTTATGCGAAGGAGAAGTAATACTTCTCCTTTTTTGTTATGGAAAAAGCGATTGTATTGTTTAAAAATCCCGAAACAAACGATTCTATCGAAATAAACCTTACTTATAATAAGGAAAATTCAGATCTAGATTATACAATAAATTTAAGTGATGGGTATAGTCTTAATAGTAATATGGATCTTGTTGGATTTTTAGCTCATATGTTTTTAACATCACTTCAAGTAAATAAAGATTAATATGGAAATAAACACACTTGTACTACTCTCTGATGGTTTAAGAGATATTCTAGAAGGTGTTAAACAAAAACATAATTGTAAAATTGCAGAAGATCTACTTGAGGCAGATTCTTTGATTTATAGTTGTGTTCAATTAGAACAAGATAAAAAATGGAACTGTCTTTATGAAGGACAGTATGATACTGCAATAAAAATAATTAAACAAAGTATTGGACAAAGAATTAATAACGAAGCTAGAATGTTAAGTTTTAGGTACAATACTTTTGAAATTTCATACTTACCCGAAGGTAAAGAGCCTGTATATGCAGACCATGGTATATGGAGTCGTCAGAATAGACAAAGTGCAAAACCTGCAAGAATTGTTCAAAAGCTTCTTACAAATAAGTACTCTTGTCGAGATTTTGAAAACTTTAGTAATTGGCTCAAGGCAGAAATGGTATGTTCTGGAGAATTTAAAATAGTTGAGAGAGAAGACATTAGTAAGTACTATTGGGATAAGAACTACTATAAAATCGATGGAACTCTTGGAAATAGCTGCATGAGACATGAAGAATGTCAACCTTATTTTACTATTTATGAAGATAATGCAAAAATGCTAGTTCTTCTTAAAGATGAGAAAGTTTTGGGTAGGGCTATTCTCTGGGAAATAGATGGCAAAACATATATGGACAGGGTCTATGTATGTATGGATTATCTAGAGACCAATTTCATCGATTATGCAGAACAGAACAAATGGATCCATAGAGAAACGCAGGCTTTATTAACTGACGGAGAGTATCAATGGTGGTTAGGTCCAGAGGATAATTATAAGGAAGCATTTCAAGTTGACTTAAGTATCAATTTAAAGGTAGTGTATCCATATATGCCTTATCTTGATACTTTTAGATACTATAACAAGGAAAATAACTCTATTCACACAAATCCAGATAAAGGAAATATACGGTTATCTGAGACAGAGGGTGCATATTTGGAAAACTATAACCAATATGTATGTGCAAGGTGTGGTCGTTCAGAGAACGTTCACATTGATGACGAACCAGAAACATTAACATATTCTCAATATGAGGATGCTTGGTATTGTGACGATTGTTGTATCTATTGTGATGGAATAGAAGATTTTATTTGTATAACCACTGAAACTGTTGATGTTTATATAGACAGAGACGAAACAGAACTATACCCACTACAATATGTTAAAGAACATTCTGATAACTTTGTGGAAATAAATGAAAAATGGTATTCAATACCAGAGTGTTCATTTATAGTACCTAGTACAGATGGTAAATATATAATAAGAGATGAGTAACATACGTTATGATTTAATTCCCGCTCAAGGGATCTTTGAGGTAAGTAAAGTTCTTACCCAAAAACTAGAAAAACATGGTAAAAATGAATGGAAATATGGGATTTCTTGGACGGAAGTTTTATCTTCGTTAAAGAAACATCTCAATCGATTTGAATCTGGTGAAGATTTTACTAAAAGTGGTTTATTGCATATTGCAGAAGTTGCAATGGATGCTCTAATTTTAGCAGAATATTATTCTATATATCCACAAGGAGATGATAGAGTAATTGCACCAGTTAATAAACCTATAGTAGCTGTAGATTTAGATGATACTATATTTGACTTTTTAGGTTCTTACTCTAGAAGATTCAATGTAGAATTATCGGATTATTGGAATGGAGACTATGGTATGAACGAAAATCTAAAAACTTTACAAAAAGATAAAGATTTTTGGGTCAACATGCCTGTAATACATACTCCTAATTTTGAGATTGATTATTATGTAACGGCAAGATCTATTCCTATAGAGTGGACTCAGGAAGCAATTCAAAAAAACAATCTTCCTAAAGCTAAAATATATACTCTTCCATGGAACGTATCAAAAATTGAAACCTTAAAGAACTTAAAGGTTGATATTATGATAGATGATAAGTTCCAGACTTTCAAAGAATGTCTTAATTCCGGTATCTTCTGCTATTTGATGGATGCTCCACACAATAAACATTATAATGTTGGGCATCATAGAATAACAGATTTGAATCTAAAAATAAAGTAGAGATGAAACAAGTAAAGTTAGAGGATTTTAAAATAATCCCTATAGTATCGTCTGCTAAAAGACTTAAAATTTCTGATGAAGTTTATTTTTCAAGTAAATATGCAGGCTATATTAGTAACTCTAGGTTAGCTACTATAAATAAAAGCCAAGGTGGAAGTCCCCAGAAATACCAGAAAGGGTTATCTGGGGATAGTACTGCAAGTCTTCAATTAGGTAGTGCGGTACATGAATTAGTATTGCAACCTGAGGCTTTTACATTGGGCCCCAAATGTAGTAAACCTACTGCAAAATTAGGAGCCACTATTGATAGGATTAAATATTATAGAAAAAATGGTGAATCTATATATGATTCTATAGTCAAGGCTTCAAAAGATTGTAATTATTATGTAAATCAAATTGACTCAAAAATTCCAAAAATAATTAAGGAAGGGTTGGGTTATTATCTTGCTACAAAACATCTAGATGATTCTGTTATTCTACTTAATGACAAAGATTTTGATGCATGTAGCGAATGTGTAAAAAATATTTCTCAAGATGTAAATATACAAAATGTCCTTCACCCGAAGGATGATTTTGGAGACCCTCAACCATCATTTAACGAAGATGCAATATTCTTAGATGTTCTTGTAACATACAAAGATAAATTTACCATCTTAAAGTTAAAGATGAAAGCCGATAATTGGACCATTGACGAGGAGAATAAAATCTTAACTCTTAATGATTTAAAGACTACAAGTAAACCAGTTGCTTGGTTTATGAATAGAAATTATGGTTCTTTTTATCACTATCACTATTATAGACAATTTGCGCTCTATAAGATAATGCTTGAAACATATTGTGCAAATGAATATGGTTTCAATCATAATTGGACCTCTAATGGAAACGTATTAGTCGTAAACACAGTTGAGTATAACACAAGACTTTGTAGAGTGACTAAGAAACATCTTGAAGAGGGTAAAAAAGAATATGAGAGTCTTCTAAAACAAATTGCATACTACGAACTAAACGGATATGACGAGGAAGTAGAATTTATATAACTCTTGTTTTATCTTACAAAAAATTGTATCTTTGCATTTAAGAAATAAATGTATAAAGTAAATGTTAATGATTATGAAGAAATTTGAAATTAATGCGTTTGGTCTAGAGGAAGCAAAAGCTAAAGCATTAGAGATGGGAATATCTGTTATAAGAAATGTTACCCCATCGTTCCGAAACGAGAAACCTGTAGATTTTGATCTCTTTGCTGAAGAGATGCTAAAGAAAAACAAAATCGATAATGCTACTGGAGTTGGCTGTATTGTGGTAATAGAAGCAGGTTCTGCTGATACCCGTGAGCGCCCTTATGAACTTATTAATAATGTTACAGAAGGCTCACTAACCAAGAAGAGAGTTTTTGAGATTATGAAAAAGTCTGACGGAACTCTTGTAGCAACTGGCGAAACCAAAGGAGATGCTATTCGTGCTGCAAAAAATGCAATGAAAACACTTAGAGAGGATCTTATTTGCAAACAAGTTTACAGAGTTGTAGGTTCTCATGAGCTAGCCTTCGAATTAAAATATGTTCCTTCTGCAAATACTAAAGAAGGAAAGTATGTAGTTTTTGGAAATTGTTAATTAAATAGTTTTGTGGAGCTGGGGGACAAAACTCCAGCTCTATTTTTATCTATGGTTAAATACGAGTTCGATCAATCTGACGCGCGCCAAAAACCTGGTATATATGGTATACTAATTGGCAACCGTACTTATATAGGTAGTACTAAAAGAAATATCTGAGTAAGAATAAAGGAACATGAGAGACTCTTAAAGTGAGAAAAACATTATAACAAAAACATGCAGAGGGCTTATAATAAGTTTAATGATATAGTATTTTTTGTAATAGAATATTGTAATCCCGATGATGTTTGTAAGAGAGAACAATATTTCATAGACAAGTGGGATCCACATATGAATATTGTTAGAAAAGTAGCAAATTATAATTAATGGAAATTACATTAGAAGGCCTCTCTCTAGGAAAACCAACAATAATAAAAGATAAAGAATATTTTTCTACAAATGAATATGTACACGATTTTATTACTGAAATGTCTAAATTTACAAATAAATTCGTTGTCCATGTTCAAGTTCCCTCTCAGCTTACTTTATCAGAGACTTCTAAGGATATAACCTATAATAAAGTTTGAATACAGGCAATAATGCCTAGTAAATGTGATGTAGAAGAATATCATGAAGTATACGGATTAGTATATGCTTTAGATACAAGAGTTCCTGTTTATAAAGTATATCGTGCATATATTAATTCCGAAAATCAAAATTTATGCGTGTTTGATCCTCAATGAATTCAAACACATGAATTAAAACCAGGAGAAAAGTTTAAATTTTCTATCTCCAACCTAATGTCAATGACTTCTAACTTTAATTCAAAATTAGAAAAGTCGAAGCATACATTTATTTCTTTAGATGAAAAAGATAACCATGAGTTACTTGGAAGGTTAATTGAAAGAAGTTTATTATATGAATATAAAACAATTGGGGGTAAAGTAAAGTTATCTCCAAGTGATGTTGTAAAAACATATGAATCAATCTTTTATGATCCGTCCTCCAAGTATTATTTAGGGGAAACAAAGGGTTGTTCTTTACATCATTATCAAGATGCCTTATGCAGCTTTATAACTGATAGTAAAGATATAGTAAATCGCTTTGAAAAAACACTCTTGGTTCAAATGCTATTCGATTTAGTTGACAATGAGGAAAATAATTAAACGTGATGGAACTGTCCAAGATTTTAACTTCGATAAAATTGAGAATGCTATAAGAAGTGCATTTAATGCATCAGCAAGACATTTTACCGATGAAGAAAAAACAATTAAATTAGTTTTAGATGTTGTAAAGAATAGTGTAGACATTCTTTATTCAAAAGGAGAAGTTACTGTTGAATTAATTCAAGATGCTGTTGAAAAGGCATTAATGGCATGTGGACAATATGATATTGCTAAATCTTATATATTATATAGAGCTGAACATGCAGAAGAACGTGAAATTCGCAAACGAATCCAATATATGAAGGATTATCAGCTTAATGGAGAGAACGCAGCTACCTCAAGTGCTTCTGATCCAAATGCTAATATGAATTTAAAGAATGTTGCTAATATGGAATCAGAAGTATATAAACCTGTAAATAGAAAAACACAGAGAATAATGACTTGTGATTCTATTGAAGCACTATATGGAAAACAGTTATCTAAACAATATTTAATTGATCTCGAAGGACATTTAATATATACCCATGACGAAGCTTCTACTCCAGTTATTAAAAACTATTGTGAAGCAGTAACTCTTTATCCATTACTTGATGGAACAGGTTCCTTGGATGGAACTAGTACAGAATCACCGGATCATTTGGATTCTTTCTGTGGACAATTAGTAAATGCAACTTTCTTACTTGCTTCTCAGTGTAAGGGAGCTGTAGCATTTGGTGAATTTTTTAATTTCTTTGATCACTTTGCTGTAATGGATTATGGAGAAGATTATGATCTAAAAGAGGATAAATTAGCTGATAATCCTGAAGTAGTTAAAAAACCAAAGACTATTGGACAAAAAATTGAGCAACAGTTTCAACATGTTGTCTTTAATTGAAATCAACCTGCAGGAAATAGAGGTGCACAAAGTCCTTTTACTAATATATCTTATTACGATGAGAACTATTGGCATGCTCTATTTGATGAGTTTGTATTTCCAGATGGTTCTAAACCAGAGTGAAGAAGAATTGATTATCTTCAACGAAAATTTATTCATTGGTTTAATAGAACTAGAAGTAAAACATTGTTAACGTTTCCCGTAGAAACAATGGCTCTACTTACTGATGGAAAAGATGTAATTGATAAGAACTATAAGCAACTTACATCAGAAATGTATGCAGAAGGACATAGTTTCTTTACATATCTTTCTGATAATCCAGACTCATTAGCTTCTTGTTGTAGACTTCGCAATCAAATAAATGAAAATGTATTTACATTTACAAATGGATTAACCGGAGTTCAAACAGGTTCATGTAATGTTATTACAATTAATTTAAACAGACTTGTTCAAACTGCAGTAAAAGATAATCATGATCTGGGTGCAGCTTTTAATGATATTAAGTATGCATTAACAGAAGTTGTTGAAAGAGTTCATAAATATCACATTGCATATAAAACAATGTTATATGAATGGGAAGCTAATGGAATGTTTACCGCAAGTAAAGCTGGATATATTTCTATGTCTAAACTGTATTCTACAGTAGGACTTAATGGAATTAATGAAGCTGCAGAATTTTTAGGAATTAAATGTAATTATAATAAAGACTATATAGCTTTTTGTCAATTAATTACTGGTACAATTAGTGATCTTAATAAAAAGAATGGAACACCTAAATTCCAATTTAATACAGAATTTGTCCCTGCTGAAAGCCTAAGTTCTAAGAACTATAACTGAGATAAAAACGATGGACTATGAGTACCCTCTGACAGGAATCTATATAATTCATACTTTTATATTGCTTCAGATCCAAATACTTCAATCCTT